TGTACGTTGTGTTTACGACCTCTCACGATGGCACCGCTGCCGTGAACTGCATGGTTACGCCCGTCCGCGTGGTATGTAACAATACCCTGAACTTCGCAATGGCCCACAACTTCGGTAAGATCAGCCTGCGACACACTTCACAGATTAACAGCCGTCTTGATTTGACAAACAAGGAGAATGCCGAGTTTGCCTACCAGACGCTCCACATGTACGAAATCTATAAGAAGTCGATGGAGGAACGCTTCACCCACCTGCAGAGCATTAAGCTGGCCGAGCGAGACCTTGACCGCATCCTGGCAGAAGTTCTGTACTCTGATAAGAACAAGGCTATCTACAAGGCCACTGGCGACGCTCATCACGCCGATATTAGCACCTTTGCAAAGAACCAGTTCGACAAGGTGAGAGGCACGATTGAGACTGGCATCGGTCAGGACGTAGGTGCTAAGGGTACGGGAATGTGGCTCATCAACGGCTTGACGACGTTCTACCAGAACGAGTACGATTTCAAAAATGAGGAGCAGAAGTTTGACAGTCTGATGACTGGCTACGCTTCCAAGAAGGTGCAACAGGCATACGAGCTGGTGACTGCAGTATAACGCTAAAAGAGGGGTTGTAGGGTTTTCTTACAGCCCCTCAATTACGTTAGTTTCTTTTAAGATTAGACAAAGGAAAAATGGTAAGTAAAACTTGCGTATATGATAAAATATACCTACCTTTGTAGTGTAAATAAGATACAAATAACCCTTCAAAACAAAAGATTATGAAATTCGTAGTAATTGAGTTCAAGAGCGTAAGCGAAGCTAATGAATTTAGCAATGTGTTAGAAGAAAACGGGATGGTTGGAGAGTTTGACCGCTCCAGCAGCCACGAGTTCTCTATGTCTTTCCCTGATGAAACGGAGGATGAGGAAAACAAGCGTGAGGTAGAGCAGGTAATGTTTAGCCTTGGCTACAATGAAGGCAGTGACTATACAATGTAAAATCAATAAAGCTTTAATCGTATGAACAAGAAGATTATCAAGGCGATGTATCAGAACATCGTAGCAAAAGACGTTTGCAGACCTATTATGAACGGTGTGCATTTTGAAGAAGGCCGTTGCTATGCCTCTGATGGCCATGTACTGGTTATCCTGAACGAGGGCAGCAAGGCACTGGATGGGAAAACCCTCAGTATCATCGGTGAGGAGATCGAGGGGCGATATCCAAATGTCGATAGTGTTTTCCCGAGGCATGAGGATAGCGACACAGAGTTTGTCCTTGACGTGAAGCAGCTCAAAGAAGCTTGTGCTTACCATGCCCGCAAGCAAGAGACGACTGACAAGGATGCTGTGGTCATCAACGGCGTAGGCTTCAATATCTGCACCATGCTCCGGTTGCTGACAACGATAATGTTAGCCGGCACCAAGGAAGTGAAATTCACCTCGAAGGATAGGTCTCACGCAGTTGTCGTTGAGAATGGAAAAGTATTGCGCTGTCTTATCATGCCTACGCTCTTTGTTGACGAGAACGTGGACGCAGAGGCAGAGCTGGGTGAGCCTGTTGTGCTCAGCTATGAGAACTTCATTAACGACTACGTTTTCAACTCATGGAAAAAGGCCCCAGCGAAAGAAGAACTTGCCTGGGCCATCTAACAAGAATCATTCATCAATAAAAGCATAAGAATTATGGAAAAGAGAAACATTCAAGTCGCTTCTGTGCGCAACATTCCGTTGACTGACATCACCCCGAGCAGTCTTAACCCGCGAAAGACCTTTGACCAGGAGGCATTGATGGAACTGGCCGATAACATCAAGGAGAATGGACTCATTCAGCCCATCACGGTACGAAAGATGCCGAAGGGCAGTGATACGAGATATGAGATTGTCTGTGGCGAACGCCGTTACAGGGCCTCGCAGATTGCCGGCATGACAGAAATTCAGTGCATCATCAAGGAACTGGACGATAAGCAGGCTTTCGCTGCAATGATTATTGAGAACCTGCAGCGCAAGGACGTTGACCCTCTGGAAGAGGCCGCTGCCTTCTACAAGCTCTCAACCGAGGGCACCATGCAGGTGAAGGAGATAGCGAAGATTCTTGGCAAGTCATCAAGCTATGTGGTGAGCCGCATTCAGCTGAACAATGTGCTGCCTGAGTATATCCCGCTGCTGAGGAATGGAAACATCTACCTGAACCAGCTCATCGAGATTGCGAAGCTCACGAAGGAGCAGCAGGAAGTTCTTTTCCGTGACTGCTTCACGGAAGCCAGTATCGCCCGGTGGCCGATTAAGTACATCACCATTGACATCTTGAAGCAGTGGATAGATGAGCACGTCATGCAGTATCTCGACACTGCATCGTTCCCGCTCGGAGACGCATCTTTCAGCTGCGGAAAGGATTGTGAGGGCTGTCCGTTCAACACGAAGAATAAGCCTGAAAGCTATGGTGACACCGCCCGTCCGCGCTGCATGGATATGAAGTGCTTTCGACAGAAGGCACAGGAGAATGTCTTCCGCATTGCGAAGGGCCTGGATATGCCTATTGTCTATCAGGGTGAGGGTAACGAGGAGATTGTCAAAGCCGCTACTGAGTATGGTCTGAAGCTCCAGAACATGACAGGCCGCTCCTACGCTCTGTGTCCTGTTGAGCCTGACAAGGCATCCTTCAGCGATGAAGAGGTGTACGAGAAGCGGATGGATAATTACCGCCATGTGAAGGCCATCTTCGACAGCAACATAGCCGACGGTAACCTGCAGCAGGTGTTTGAGGTTTGCTTCGACGGCAAGCTGAGTGGTGAATACAAGTACGCTTACTCAATCCCTGCAGACGCACAGGATAGCGACGATATTGCCACCAGTGACCGCACGAAAGAGCAAATCACGAAGCTCAAGGATTGTCTGCTGAAGAATGAGGAACGTGAGAACGAGGAGCTGGTTGAGCGTAAGCGCCAGGCCCTTGCTGATTCCACTTACTCAGCAAGTAACGCTATGCTGACAGCAGAGGAGCAGCGTTTGTTCCATGCTGTACTCATCAAGCGTCTTCCGCCTGAGTTCAAGAAGAGTATCGGGCTGGAGTGGAGCAATACCGCTGACTGGTACCAGCAGGCTTCAAAGGTGCTGGAGGAAAACAGGAACGCCATTAAGCGAGAGTTCATCAAGTCCATGCTGAGTGAGAAGAGCGTTTGCTTTGCACACGACCTTCAGGGAATGCTCGACGCTCTGATGACTGAGGCCATGCCTGAGACCAACGGCGACATCACCAAGGAGGTGAGCAAAAAGTACGCTTCCCAGCGCGAGAAGATCCAGGCAGACATCGACAAGCTCAACGGTAAGGAGGAGTAACATCTGCATACTGATTAGAGAGGGTGGTAGTCGCTGACTACTGCCCTCTCATACGTTAGTTTCTTTTAAGTTTTCGGGAGTAAATAAAAGTTCGTAAATTTGCGCATTTGATAAAATATGCCTACCTTTGTAATGTCAAATAAGATAAACAACTTCAAAATTTAGAGACTATGTTACAGAAAGAGTTTGAGATTCGGACGGGTTTGCAGGTCACACCTGCTGAGTATGCAACTATCGAGAGAATGTATATGGCTTGCGATAACATGGATAAAGATGAGTTCTGCAAGCTGTGGTTGGAAAACAACAAGAAGCCCAATGGCCTTGTCAACGGAATGCGAGAGCATATCAATGAGCTTGACAAGAACATCAAGAGCTATGAGAATGCTTTGGATAGAGCGGAGAAACGCTTTCAGGAAGAGAAGGCCGCTCACCAGAAGTTTGTCAGCGACATGGCCGACTGGCTCCTGGTTCAGTCCTACGAGACTGACGACGATACCCTGAGAGCCAAGGCTATTGAGTTGATAGGCGAGAAAGAGTATATTATCCGTAAGCTGAATCGAGGATATGAGACGAGTGAAAAAGATCGCTCTCTCCTGCTTGCTCTGCTTGCCAAGTAACGATGGAGGACGTAGCTATGATGCAACCGACACCTGAATTGCTCAATGAGCTGTCAAAGCAAGGGCTGACACTGCAGCCCATCAACCGTGACCAGAACGCCATCAAAGATGAGCCGAAGTGGAGAATTGCAAAGCTGGAGGATGCTTAGTACCAGGAAAAGATGGGAGGATTTTACCTCCCGCTTTTTCTTTGCATTTTTCCGAAAAAACAAGCTGTAAAATTTGCGTATTTGATAAATTGTTTGTACCTTTGTAGTGTAAATAAGATATAAACTTCAAAACTTAAAGAACATGAGACAGTATTCGATTTATCAGATTGAGAGCGATGCACCTAATGCCCGCCACATCAAGTTTTCCTGTCTTGACTTTGTAAAGGAGAACAACCTTTGCACGATGGAAGGTGATTTATGCAAGCTCGACAGTGACCTCTACACCAAGGTCTATGAGGGACAGGTCGAGGAAGAAGAGTCAGTTGAAGATACGCTCGATACACTCTTTGTAAAGTTCCAGGGCCGAAAGCCGGAAGGCTATACTGGTCACAGCCTCTCAGTATCGGACGTGATAGTTCTCGATGGCACCGCTTACTACGTTGACAATTACGGATTTGAGAAGATTGATTTCTAAGAAAGGAGGCAGCTATGTTTATCATTAAGATTTTCAACTGGTCGTCAATGAAAACTGAAAACAAGCGTTTCAGCACCAAGGAGGATGCCGATGCCTTCTACGAGAACAGAAAGAATAGTTTTCCTCTGGCATGTGAGCCGAGAGAGAAATGGTTTACCTACATCAACAGCTGGGGAAATAAGACCCACGTTCAGAAGATGTACTAAAGAATAGGAGGAAAAGATATGACCGTACATGAGTATTTACAGAAATTAGGCATCAAGCCTGAATCTTGCACTCGTCTTGCTTTCATGGAGGGCGAAGTTCAGGAAGTTCATTCACACTACAAGCGCATGGTTTATCACAGCACCCCGATAAACTGCATTTGGCAGTGGTATAACTTAGGAAGGACCGAGCTGGAATATCAGAAGCCAAGCAAATGCCTGGACTATGTAGTCTTGAACACCGAAGTACACGATTTGAATTGGCTGAGTGGTGCCAACTGGAACCCGGCAATCGACAACCACCGCATGATGATGTTGCTGGTGGCTCCACGAGAGGAACTGGAGAAGTATTACTCTCCCAAACAAGCAAAGGAAACCGAAGAGTATATCGAGAAGAAGATACTCGACGAAATCAACAGTGGAAGAAACCCTTGGATTGGGACAACATGGTAAGGGAAGGAGGATCAGTATGAAAGTAGTTGAGAAAGTGAACGAGCAAGGTGGTCATGAGTACACCTTTGATAATGGTGCCTGGGTTTGCATCACTCCCGGTGAAGGAACATGGGAGTACCAGAAAGGCGACGATGAGGACACCTATATAAGTGGCGGCTACGTTGTAGATGGCTGCACAGTCATTGACTATGATGGTTGCTTTGAGCTGCCTAAAGAGGTGGCTATTGCCCTGACTGCAAAAGGATATACGTTGGACCTATAAAGAAAAGAGTTATGAATCAGAAGTATCAAGTAGAGATTGTAGAGACCCTGAAAAGGGTGGTAGAGGTCGAGGCATGGAGTCAAGGAAATGCCGAGGCTAAGGTAAACGAAATGTACCGCAAGAGCGAGATTGTCCTTGATGACGGAGATTTCGATAATGTGAAGTTCGGAGCGAAAACCGATGGACTGCCTTTCTTCCATGAGAGTTACAGGAAGAACATTGAGAACACTCTGAAAGACATTCCTGAGAACAAGACACTTCACTTCAGGAGTCAGATTAGCGATTGCGTGGCCTGTGTCACCAAAGGTCAGCTGATAGACCGTGCCAGGAAAGAAATGCCTCTGTACTTTCTCCGTGCTATGCACAATGTGAGAATCTGCGAGAATGGCTATTCGGTGGAACCATGTTTCAACCGCATCGAGCAGGCTGCATGGGACGCTGCCCTCTCTGAGTTCTATAAGGATAAGCAAGAGTGGTGTGACAAATATGGGTGTGAGTGACTATGAGCAGAAGGCATAAATGGTTCTTCACTGAAGAATGGGATGAGGGCGGCACCGTCCATGTTGCTGCCTACGGCCAGCAGAAAAGGTCGGAGATAGACAACATCTTGGAGCAGCAGGAGAAATACTCTCCATACGACTATGTGGATTCTGTCACCTGCGACACCGAGGAGGAGTATAAAAAGTATCTGCAGGCCCGGATAGACAACGGGGCAGAGGTGAAGTATTATGATTGAAAAATAGAGGTGGTGTATTGAAAGATAGTGCCAGTCGGCTATCGCAAATGCAGGATAAGGCAGACTTAAAAGCAAACCCCTGCACCACCTCTTTATATATAGTAACCAAAAAAGCAAGTGAATTGGTAGAGAAATGAATACAACAGTTGATTTTAGCCAGTCGGTCGAGAGCTTGTCAAAATTAGGCAAGGCGTTTTCAATATCTGCATCCTCATTCAATAAAGCTGCCGAAAGCATGGCAGAATTGGGAAGGGCAGTAGACGCTTATTCGCAAGAAGAAATGAGGCTTAGAAAGAAGCGAAGAAAATGGTGGTTAGTCCTGATTGCGTTGGCTATCTGCTTTGCCGCTGCACTCCTGGTACTATAGACCACTTTCCTCAACCAGCTCGTCCATGCTCTTATTGGACGCAACGGCATCGAACACTTTGCGGATGGCTGCATCGGCCATCCGTTTGTTTATATGGATATAGTTGCCTATGGTTCGGCTGGCCATAGAGATAGAGTCGCCGATGCAATACTCTATGATGGAATCCTTTATCATCAGTTCGTTGGAAAGCTGGGCAAATGTCTTACGGGCTGAGTAGTAGATAAGCCGACGATCTATCTTACAGGCTTCAGCTACATGCTTCAGGTGCCTGTTGAGTGTCCGGGTGAGTGAGTAGTACGTCCTCCACCTCTTTTTATATATAATCTGGCCGTCTTTTATAAGTTTGTCAATGAGAACACGCGCTTCCGGCTGAATAGTAAACTCCGTAGATTTGTCCTCAGACCTTCTGCTGGCTGTCTTTTGGCGAAGGAAGCGCACACTATCCTTGCTCAAATCGAGCCGGAGAATATCGACAAGGTTCATTCCGCATAGGTAGAAAGACAGCATAAAGAGGTCACGCGAGAAAGTCATCTGCTCTTTGTACTGACCTTCAAACTCTGCATCACGAATGGCTCGTAGCTGCTCAATAGATAGGGACACGTCACGGATTTTGTTCTTTGGCATTTCAAAGTCTCTGAAAGGCATTACATCATACTGCACCTTTTTATGGCGCACGGCAAAGGCGACAGCACCACGCAGATAGCCAAGGTACATGAGCTGAGTGGTGGAGTTCAGCTTTTTCTTCTTTGCCAGGTAGTCGCGCAGTTCAAAAAGCTTCATGGCATCCAACCGTTTCAGAGCATAGTCCTCTGGGAAAAATGGCTCAATAGCTGCAATGGCCGTGTCGAGTATTCTGATTGTAGAGTCAGACGTTGAGCGTAGCTTGTTCTGTCTGTAGAGGTCGAAGGCTTCATGCAGAGTAATAGGTTTGTTCCCTTTGATGGTTTCCTCTATCATGGTGAGCAGCTGGGAGCAAGTCATGTAATCTGTGTCCTCCAGTTTGTCGAAAGCCTGGTATATCTCCGACATCTGCTTGAGAAGTTGCTGGTTGATGTAAGAGGCATTAGGTATTCCAATGACCTGACCACCGAGAAGGTTAGACTTTGATGGGATAATGAAGCGAGTTTGGAAGTAACGAGTGGTGCCACGGTGTGACATCGCTATGCGAATGCGGTGAGTGCCGTCCTGCAGCACTTTCGCTGGTAGTATCGTTGGCTTTAGCTTCATTCCTTAATAAGAGTTAAATTCTTCCGACAACAAAACGGTTCGTCTATGTGGCAAAAATGGGCTTCCGACAACAGTCCGACAACTGTTTTTTGATAAGTTTCTACGGCTGACGTTTGCCTGCATCCCTTTATTTATGGCACTTTCGCCACAATTAGGGAGTTTAGCATTTCTCCGCCCTCACTTTAGCTACTAAGTTACTCATATCTTTGTATCTTATTAGTTTTCAATTCGTTATAAATTTATTCGTTTTTCACCGACAATAAATCGGTTCGTAAGGGGCTTTTCACAACTACCATTTCGAGCAGTCTTGCAGGTGTGTCGATGACCTCATCAATGATAGCCTCGCGGTAGTGTGGGCACTCCAAAATTCCGTTTTCCTGGGCAAAGGAATAGACGTGATGGAAAAGCACCTTTTTGTCATGCTCGTTATTGGGCATGGCATCAGGAACGCAGACCATAAGCCTGCACCCCCACCCTTGCACGGATTCAGACAGGCGACACTTTCCTTCGTACCACCCGGAACAGCATTCTCTTACTTTGTCGCTCATTGCAGCCTCAGTCCTGTTTGAAGGTCGATAATCATACAGTTTTCTTTTCAAGAGACTCGCTGCCGAGGGCGAGGTGAAGTTTGGCACGCATAAGCTCTACTTCATGCTCGCGTTTGAGCAGTTCGATTTCTTTTTGATGTAGCTGTTCCTCTTTTTCGGAAAGACGCTCAGCCTTAGCCATCAAGTCCTCCTGAAGCTTCAAGGCTCGCTCCAGAATTGCGCTGCCGTCTTTGCCGACAGGATTGCCGATGAGATCAGCAGGCACGTCGGTGTTGAGCACAGGACCGTCGCCAGTGTAAAGATACTCCTTGCGTATCTGCGGGAAGGCTGCAATAATCATGTTCACCACTCCTGGGTTGAACTTCTTAGTGCGCCCACGCTGCAGGTCATAGATACGCTGGTATGCTATACCCGTCGCCGTAGAGAATGCCGGAGCATTCATTCCTAATGTTTCGAGAACGTTTGCGATGATAGTCCTTGCATCGACATTGTTCTCAGCATACTCGCTCTGTTTCATACGCTATATATATAATAATGTGAATAACCGCTGACCGCTGACCCTCACGGGCTTATTTGCGGCCACTAAACTTTTTTGCAAAAAATTCAAGGAAAAATTTGTGAATATGATAATTTTTTCCTATCTTTGCACCATCAAAATACAATTACAACTGCAAAGATACAATTTTTGCCGTTCCTGTGCAAATTTGATACGTACCTAAAAATAACAAAATGACTATGATAGCTAATCATAAGTCTTAGGGCGTTCGGAAACTCCCCCTTATGGGGGCATTATGAACATTAAAAGAAAAAGAAGTATGGAAGTACAGAAGAAACCTATTCTTGGTGAACTCCGCAAACTGAACGTTGGCGGTGTGGTCACTTTCCCCATTGAGCAGCGTAGCTCTGTCATTGCCAGCATCAGCAAGCTGAAGAAGGAAATGGCACGTCAGCAGTGGGATGCCAAGTGGTCTGACAGACTGAGTGAGTATAAGGTAGCGGTTGAACGACTCCACTGATGAAAAGTCTCAGCGACATGGAAACCTTGGTGGCAGAGCAATATTGCCACGGATTGACAGACAAAGAAATTGCCGAGCAACTTGACAAGCCGATTTGGACGGTACGCACACACAAGAAGCACATCTACAAGAAGCTTTCCATTGCTACAACGCATGAGCTGGTTCTCTACATGGTTTCGCTGTTTGTCGGAAAGGAATACAATGCCGCAGAGATCAGAAAGCGTGGACTTGCCGCTCTCCTTATGTTCCTCTTGCTGTTCCATATAGCAGTAGTGGATAAGAAAGAGTTCAGGCGTGGCCGCAGGGTGGAAATCGAAATCAAAGCAAGAGACCCCTATGGAGAATGTGAGTAGGACAGCCATCATGGCACAGAAATACGAGTCCATTCTGGAACGAACAAAGGATATGACCTTTTCCTGGGCCATAGCCGTTAAGCTCGTAGGTGGCAAGAAAAGGCTGGAGCGTTTGATGCAGGAAAACAAGGTGCGCTTTGACAAGCCGTTTGGTGCAACAAACACGAAATGGCAGTTTGTGGCTTGTGATATTCTAAGCAATATCAAGCCGCTGGCGGCGCATCGTTAAACTTTCTTAAAAGCGTTTCATGCACCCTCTGAAAGCACCAGATTTGGCAAAATGCAAGCCTGAAATGGTAGAAAACAAGAGATTTAGTTAAGTTTATCAAATAAACAATTTAAGTTTAACATTTTAACGGTTTTAATTATGGGACTTATCAAGAAAAGTAACGAAATCGCTATTCAGCGAAATGTGAAGATGATGGTTTACGGTCAGGCCGGTATGGGTAAGACGACCCTCGCCCTCTCTGCACCAAGCCCTCTGCTGCTTGACTTCGACAACGGTGTTAAGCGTGTGAATAACGCACACCTGGCAGAAGTCGGTATCGTACAGATTACCAACTGGCAGGAAGTGATGACGCTGCTGACAACAGAAGCAGGTGAGCTTGCTCCGTTTGAGACTATCGTGGTAGATACTATCGGTAAGATGATGGACTTCATCATTGCCTATCGCTGCGGTGGACGTAACCCGCGAGTTCAGGATTGGGGTGTTATCAACAGCGACTTCAAGTGGTTCGTAAATGCTCTTTCCGGATTGAACAAGCACATTATCTTTGTGGCCCATCGTGACACCCGCAAGGAAGGTGACGATACGGTGTTTGTGCCTGCCCTGCGCGAGAAGTCGTATAACAGCATCGTCACAGAGCTTGACCTGCTGGGCTATCTCGAAATGAAGAACGAGAACGGAGTGCAGAAGCGCTCTATCACCTTTGACCCGACCAGCCGTAATGACGGAAAGAATACCTGTCAGCTGCCAGGCGTGATGTTCATCAACAACATTCTTGACAAGAATGGTCAGCCCACTGCCAAGAATGACTTCATCGAGAAGAGCATCATTGCCAAGTATCAGGGCATGATTGCTGTAAAGGAGCAGGCACAGGCTGAGTTCAACCGTGTGCTGGAAGAAATCAAGGAGTCTGTGGAAAGCATGACCGATGCCAACGGAGCTAACCATTTTCTCGCTCATATCGGTGACTATAAGGACATGGGTAACTCTGTACTCATGTATGCAAGGGACATCTTCGCCAAGAAGGTCAAGACCCTGGGGCTGGTATATAACAAGGAAACAAAGCAGTACGAAGATGCAGCTTAGGTTCAGATTCTATGCAAGCCTGTTAGACGCTTTCCAGCAATATCTCGACAGTGATATTATCTGGGAGAAATATTGGGGCTACTCCGAAACTCCACCGCATACCCCGGAGGAGTTTCGGAAGCAGCAGTTCCAATCTCTCATTGACAGGATAAACCGCGTCCACTATGAGAATGAGGCCGTTGACCGTGGTACGGCATTCAACGAGGTCATTGATTGCATGGTGGAAAATCGGGGCACTGACAAGGTGAAGGTTGAGAAGCTGCTTAACAACGGAATGGTTGCAGCACTGAACGCTACCTATAACAATCGTACCTTCTGTTTCCCGATGCCGTTAGTTCGTGAGGTGTCGGACTATTACAAGGGCGCGTTGACACAGCAGTATGTTCAGGCTGTTCTTCCTACGATGTTCGGTGACGTACTGGTGTACGGCTTCATCGACTATGTTCTCCCATTCCTGATTTGCGACCTAAAGACAACAGGAAGGTATTCTGTCGGCGATTTCAAGAATCATTGGCAGCATATCGTCTATCCTTATGCTATGATGGAGAACGGCAGTAAAGTCTTTGACTTCGAGTATAACGTTGTGGAGTTCGGAAAGAGCGACTATAACACCTATACCGAAAGCTATTCTTTCGTTCCTGAGCGTGATGTTCCAAAGCTTACTCAGCATTGTGAGGACTTCATCAGATTCTTGCAACAGAATCGGGAACTTATTACAGACAAGAAAATCTTTAATTTAGCAGCATGAACGAGAATAATGCACCAGCTCCAATAGTAGAGCTGCAGGCCAGTCAATTAGAATTGGTCGTGAATGAGAAAAATATCGGAAGCCTTGCCACCAATGCAAAGCAGATACGTGAATTGGTAAAGTCGGCACTTCCAAAGTACGACATAGCCAACTACTCCACTGACGATGTGGCAAAGGCAAAGGCAGACAAGGCCCTGTTGAACAAAGCGGCAAAGTCACTCAATGACAAGCGCATCGAGTTCGAGAAGGAGTTTATGGCTCCCTTTGGCGAGTTCAAAGGGATTGTCGCTGAAACCGTCACACTCATCAAGGAGGCCGTAGGAAAGATTGATACTGTCATCAAAGCTGACGAGGAACGTTCAAAGAACATGAAGCGTGAAGCAGTAGAGAAAACTGCCGACAGCCTCGGTTGGGGCGATGTCGGTATTCCCCTTCAGAAGATATGGAGTGACAAGTGGCTGAACAAATCAACCTCTATGAAGTCTATCGAGACGGAGATCAGGGCGAAGATGGAATCTATTGCAGCTGACATAGAGACGCTGAAATCGTTTGCAGAGGACTTCGACGTGTTGGTAGTCAGATATAAGGAAAACCTGAATCTGCAAGAGACGGTGCGCTATGCCAACCAGCTGAAGGAACAGCGCGAGGCAAAAGCCAAGGAAGGGCAAAGTATGGCTCCTGCTCAATCCTCTGCACCTTCAGACGCACAAGTGGTTGCCCATGAGACCAAAAATGAAGCTCCAGCTAATAATGGTTCCCATGGTATAGACAATGCCGAGCGAGACGCTGCTGATGCTTTTGCTGATGTACTCGGCCAGGCATCTGAAACCGCCAAACAGGAAGTTGCCGTGCCTCTTACCCGCCGATATGAAATAGTGGCCACCGAGGAAGCGTTAGCTGCGCTTGAAACCTACATGACGCAGCACGACATCGGTTTTACTATTATATAATAAGGTGTAACCTCTTAATCAGAAAATATGGCAGATAATAGTAAATTAGTTGGCTCTCTCAATCTTGCACGATTGGAGGGAGCAGGCATCATGAGCGTCAAAGGCAAGAGTGGTGCAGTAAAGAAATGCGTGGTCATTCCCATTGATGAAAACGATATCTTCATCAAGGTTGAGGAAAAGACTACTCAGCAGGGAGAAGTGTACCTATCTAAACTCTATGCCCTGGGCATCGAGATAATGGAGAAACGCGAACCTGACCAGTGGGGAAACGTGTGCCATGCTAAACTTGCTACAAGCAAGGAGTGGATAAACAACCACACTCCTGCAGAACTGGAGACGAGAAACAAGGTCTTTCTCGGAAACTTCAAGAGCGTGGCCATTCCAAGTAGTAATCAGGCCGCTACCATTGACGCTCCTCTTGCTGACCAAGAGCCGCAGAATGACGATGACCTGCCATTCTAATCTATGGGTAGAGTGGTAACATTGGAAAAGAGTGCTCTGCGAGGGGCAAGGCTCAGCCATTCCCTTGTTGAGACGATCGACGAACTGCCTTACGGCAAGTACCGTATCGTGTTCGAGAAGGTGGGATATGTCCGCAGTCTCTCGCAGAACAAACTCTTTTGGATGTGGATGACGGAATTGGAGTACTGGTCAGGGAGCACTCGCAACGAGTGGCATGACTATTACTGCAAAAAGTTCCTACCACCAGGGACAGGCACCAGCAAGCTCAGTACGGAGGCCATGCGCCACTTTATGAATCAGATACAGGCCGATGCAATGACGGAGTGGGGTGTCACCCTGCCACTGCCTGATGATAGCGAGTTATACAGTGAGTTTATAGAAGAATTTAAGTTCAAATGAACAATTAGTTATTCACAAAAATTTTAAGAATTATGAGATCAAGAACAGCTGAATGGTTTAAGACCAAAGTCCGCTTCGAGAAGATGCAAGAGGACGGAATGTTAAAGAAGGTTTCTGAGGACTATGTGGTTGACGCTCTTAGCCACACAGAAGCCGAAGAAAGAATCACTGAGGAAATGTCCTCATTCGTTAGTGGCGAGTTTGAAGTAAAGAGCATTGTCCCGGCTCCGTTTAAGGAGATTTTCTTCTCCGACAATCCCAGTGATGACAAATGGTATCAGGCAAGGCTTGCCTTTATCTCTTTTGACGAAAAGAGCGAGAAGGAGAAACGCAGCAATGTCACCTACCTCGTTCAGGCCGGCACTCTCAACGCTGCTGTGAAGAACATTGACGAGGTGATGGGCGGTACGATGATTGATTATGTCATCCTGTCTGTCAGTGAGACGAAGTTCTGGGACGTGTTCGAGTACAAAAAGGCTTCTTCTGTATCAGATGAGCCCGACGGCAAAATGAAAGCAGCAGGTGAGTAAATTTGTCCTACGTCCCTATCAACAGGTGGCGAGTGACACAGCGGTAAAATTCTTCCGCTCAAAGGCAAAAGGCAATGGTATCATCGTAGCCCCTACGGGTGCTGGAAAGTCATTGCTGATTGCAGATGTCGCTCGTCAGTTGGACGGCAATGTCATGGTTCTGCAGCCCAGCGCTGAGTTGCTGGAGCAGAACTATGGCAAGCTGGCCAGCTATGGCATTGATGCGAGCATCTATTCTGCATCGCTAAAACAGAAGAAAGTCGGGCAGATAACCTTTGCCACCATTGGCAGTGTGGCTAACCACATGGAGCTGTTCGACGATTTCTCTGCTGTGATTATCGACGAGTGCCACAACGTGAATGCTGCAGAAGGCAGGTATAAAACCTTCATAGAGAAGATTCCGCGCAAGGTATTGGGATTGACTGCTACCCCTTATCGCCTCTATACTGCGCAAGGCATAGAGGTAAAAGGAGAGTTCAAGCCTAATGGTAGCTATAAGGAGGAAGATTATTTCAACGAACTTGGCTACCCTAACCCAGGAGTGGAAATGAAGAATAAGTGCATCCTGAAATTCCTTACTCGCACGAAGCCGCGAATATTCAACAAAGTGTTGTATAGCATTGGCATAGACGAATTGCTGGCGCAGGGGTACTTGGCTAATCTCCGTTACTTCTCCATGAATGTCATTGACGCATCGAGGGTACGCATGAATATCACTGGCCGAGATTATGATGAGAGGTCACTACAAGCCGAGAATGAACGGTGTGGACTTACGGTACAACTTGCCCAGATTGTGCGCCGACTGCTCAAACCAAAGAACGGAAAGCCACGAAAGGGTATTCTCATCTTCACTCGCTTCATCGAAGAAAGTGAGGCGCTATGCCGCGCTGTTCCTGAGTGTAGTATGATTACTGGTAACACCCCCGATGAAGAGCGTACGCGGCTCATACGTGCCTTTAGAGCGGGCGAAATCAAGGCTCTTACCAACGTAGGAGTGTTGACAACTGGATTTGACTACCCAGAACTTGATACTATCGTCATGGCTCGACCAACAAACAGCTTGGCTCAGTGGTACCAAATAGTCGGTCGTGCAATCCGTCCATTCCCAGAAAAGGACGGTTGGATAGTTGACCTTGGTGGTAATGTGGAGCGGTTCGGCAAAGTTGAACACCTGCGGCTCTATGAGCCAAAGCCCGGCATGTATGCGATGTGGGGCTGGGTAAACTCTCAGTGGAAACAACTCACTAACACTTACTTCTGATTATGGCAAGAGACAGTTTTAATAAGCGTCTGTTGGACGCTATCACAAAAGGGCTTGACAAGAAAAGTGTGCCGGCCCATGTCGCTAAAGGGTTAGGCATGAACGAGAGTGAGATTCAGCAGTCATGCCTCAAATGGTTTGCCATTCAGTACCCTGTATTCGCACAGGAGGGTATGCTTTTTCATATCCCCAATGAGGGCATACGATTAGGTGCTATGGGTGCCAGGATGAAGCGTGAGGGTATCGTTAAGGGTGTTGCTGACCTCTGTCTCTGCATACCGAGGGGCAGATACCATGCCCTCTACATCGAAATGAAGAAGCCCGGCAGCTACCAACGGCCTGAGCAGAAGGAGTGGCAGAAGAACTGCGAGAAGTATGGCAACAAGTATGTTGTCTGCAAAAGTCTCGATCAGTTTAGGGATGAGGTGAACAATTATCTGAATGAGAAATAGAGTATGAGTGACGGGTGGCTAAAAATATATCGAAAGATAACCGAATGGGAGTGGTATAATCATTCCGAAATGGTTCATCTTTTCCTGCATCTGCTCATCAAGGCTTCGCCAGTCGATAAGACGTGGCAGGGGATGAGTGTGCAGCGTGGTCAAGTGGTGATAGGTAGGCAGAAATTGAGTGCTGAAACTGGCATATCAGAAAGGACTATCAGGACATGCTTGTCTCGTCTTGAAAAATCGGGCGAAATTTCGATAAAAACGACCAACAGATATAGCATCATAACTATCTGTAAATATGCAGATTACCAACCGACCGAACAAAAAAACGACCAGCAGAATGACCAGCCAACCGACCAACCAAGTGACCAGCCAACTGACCACATCATAAGAAATAAAGAAGATAAGA